AATACCACTTGACCACATGCCGTAACTGTAGCACCGGAGTTCATGGCACTGGAGTTGTATTTTGCAAACCCATTACGTTTAGCAACCTCACCAGCTAACCCAACTGTACAGTTTTCCATCTCGTACAGTCCGTCCGGTGGCATATCTTCAGCCGGAAGACTGTAGTTTACCCCACTTCTCCAGGGGCCAAGACGTAAGGATTCAGCAGCAATCGGCATTAGCTTAACGATCCTTCAGTAGGCGTAAATGAAAACTTGCTGCTGTAGCCCTCATCCGCTCTACGCATACGGTATGTTCTGTTTCCTTGCACGTTCATGTTTTGTCTACCTGCAACAGCAATGACGCGCTCCATCTCTTGCTTATCCGACAGTGCGCCCTGATCGTCGCCTTTTTCCTGTTTATATAAAGCAGAGATGCCGTGTATCAATGCCGGCTGACAAACTGCCGCGACATAGGGTGTAATTGAATCGTTGTCGTTGCTAACGGTGAAGGTGGGTATAGACGAGTAATAGCGATAAGCAATCGTATCTACGCCGTCCGGCTCAGGATATAACGTGACTTCGATGTTGCCGCTTCCATCCACGCCATCAATGGCTACCCATCGCGGATCGCCGTTTATACTGGCATCCGGGTCAGCCGCATCAATGTCTTGCGTAGACATAATGAGAATGACGTGATCTTCAGTTGTATTGCGAAACGACAACGGAGCCACCACGTCACTGGCAAGCGAATACGTACGAGTGCCGTTGCTTGTATTGAACGTCGAAGACTTAAATAACCAATTCCATTTTTCACGCGAGGCTATATCCTGAGTAACCAGATTTAAATAGTCACGCGCTGAATCTTTGAATGTCGAACTGCCTGTATTCAGACCAACACGCCGTAGCGCGATCTGAAGAATCTGCAAGTTTGTCATGCAACTAACCCTATATCAAGTTAGCCCATGCTCCATTTTCGTAGCCTTGAAACTTGTTGTCGGTAGAGTTGTAAATAATCATACCGTTTGCTGCGGTCAGTGCGTTGCGTTCGGTTGTTGTCAAACTTGCAACCGTCAACGTGTCTGCCAGCTTTACGGTATCTGCCTCTACCGCTCCAATCAACGCCGAATCGCCAAAGAAACTGGCCGCGTTGACTTGTCCAAAGGTTTCCGACATCTACTGATGTGCCGTAGCCGCAATTTGATCGAGATCGTATTCCGACAAATTATCGCCGTTGTTATCCAACCAGCGATCTTGCCAGATACGCACGGCTTCCTCGCCACGATCTTTAATACGCGACGGTGGATCAGGCACAAAGCCTGGAGCATGAGTTACTTCACCAACAGCGCGAACATGATTTCGCACCTGGCTGTTAGTGACCGGTGATTTGCGCTGACGAGTGTGCGTTTTATCCAGGTCAAGCGCCTTACGTATAGCATTTTTCGTATCATCAGAGCCTCTGACAATGATGTCAACGATCTGATCGGGCGTGACACTGGCTGTCGGTGCTTCGACAGGTGTAGCATCTTGCACTACTTCAGCCAACTCTTCCGGCAGGGTATGCTCAGTTTTCTTTGCTGTAGGCATACGTTTTGCCATTTGTATTCTCTTTCGTTAAAAACGTGTGACGATGGGCTGGAGGTATCACGAGGTGGAAACCCACCGCCACACGAAATGTGAACTGCTTACGGCAAGTTTTGCAGCACTACGCCACAATAACCCGTGTTATCCGGTGCAAACGCCGCATAACCAATCAATGGTTCTGTCTCAGCGTCTTTTGTATGAACTGCACCCGTTACACCATCACTCAAGGTGACGTTCTGACCAGCAGCAATAGTTCCATCTGCTAAGATGGTAGCAATACCGCGAGTCTGAACCCAACCATAATAATTGACGGTAAACGATATTGGAGTAACACCAGAAACGACATAATCCGTTCCGGCTGTTGCACCAATAAGGTTGTTATATAAACCACCTGTGACGGCTACATCCGTATCAGTAGTTACAGCCACTTGCAACCCATCATAAAGCGTTAATGTAATTGCGTTGGAACTTGCAGCCGTGTTCGACTTGATCCGATATTGGAACCCTTCACCGGCATCGTCAGTGATATGCAGATACCCACCGGCATACTGGTTTAAGGTTGCCGATCCTACAGTACCCGAATCGGTGTACGTTACTTCGGTAGCACCAGCCGATGCCGCCGTTAACTTGCCATCGCTTTCAACAATAGCAGACGCTGAAAGGTCTTGCGATGCAAGTAAACCTTGCGCGGTAGCTGTGCTGAAATACGCATAGCGAAAAACTCGTCCATCAATCAGTTCAAGTTTTTCTCCTATGGCATGTTTCGGCGTAGACGACTCTTCGTAAATACCTTGACCGCCATCACCGCCTAAACGCTGTATGCCAAAGTTGGCATTGTCTATTCTACTCATTGTTTGTTCTCCTTTGCCCTTTTACTCAGGCTCAAAAGACGCATTGGCTTGCGTCTTGGAATTGTTATTAATCATTCAGGTTGTAGATAACACCCTGACGACGACGTGCTGTAGTAGTTAAATTGAGCCCTACACAAATAAAGGCGACGCGTGCTAATTGATTTGAATTTTCGCGGAATGGAGTCTTGCTAAAATTCATACCCGACTGCATGTGCAACTTGAGATAATTTGTATTCAAGAAGTACATACGACCCGTTCCGCAATCGCGGTCATACTGAACCGGTATACCTCTGAACGATGGCAAACGACCGTCTACGCCCGGTGAATCTTTACCGGACAAACGCTGATAACCCGTGCCTTCAAATATCTCTTCAAAATCAGCATAAATGCTGTTTGTCGTGAAGATGTTTGTTGGCTGTTCGTTACCTTCCGATACGTCATTCCACGTTGTTGACATACGAATCATACCTTCGTAAAAGTTCGTATTAACAATCGTTTTAAACGAAGTATCAGCCGTAGCGTTGTTGGCCTTGTTCTGCCACCAGCTATTACCAGACACCGTGATACCACCCAACGTAGTTGGAGTACTGCTTGGTGCATCAGCAATGATGTCTTGGAAACCTAATGGAGCTTTACCGGTTTGGGCAGAGTAAAGCGAAGTGTTAATCTGGTCGCGTAACGTCAACATACTTTGACGAGTTTTCGCTTCCAGAAGAGACATCGCTGCTTCGCGCTTACGGTTCTCTTGCTCTTCAGTAAAGTTGATGGTAATTGGCACTGCGGCGTATCTAAACGGATAAAACGCGGCTGTAATTCCATCGACCGCATCGGTATTTAGCACGTCATAGCCCGAGAAATATTGCGCTGAGTTACCAGCATAAAGAACATCGGCCTGTATTTCCTTGCCACCGTTGTCGGTAACAAGAGCATTTCCTTTACGGAACATGTCTAATGTTGGGTATGCGTCAAAAAAGTTATCAGTCAACTCTTTGCGCTTGGCACGCATCGTAAGCGTCCACGCGGCATCCCAATTACTTGTCGTTGTAGTTGCCACCATGATCTATTTATCCTTATTCAAAGCCTAACTTGGAAAGACCCGATAATACATCGGAGTCACTAAGTGGGCCGTTTCCTTCCGTAGCATCAACACCCTGCGTTCCACGCACTGCACGTTTAGAGGACTTACGTGCTGACGTATCGCTGTTCCGCAAATCGGCTGCTTTGTTAGCCGTAATACCTGCGTGTAGCTCATACGCCTCTTTAACCGTATACGGGTTACCCGTAGTTGGGTTATTGATCTTAGTCGTAGCAACGATCTGATCGGTATACGCATCCAAATCATTGCCATACGCTTCTCGCGCATCACCCACTTGCGTGGCGATGTGCGCGGTCTGCTGACCCTGCACGTAATTATTGGCCGTAGCCAACTGTTGCTGTAACTGCTGCACCTGACTGTTTAGATCGTTTACTACGTTGCCCACTCGATGTTGAATGATCTGCTCTACGGCATCTACACCGCGAGCTTCATCTTCAGACAAGTTGGCTCTCATTGCATCAACCGGATCTTGTTGCTGCTGTTGGGGTGTAACAAGGTTTTGCACCCTGTTGGCCCATTCGCCCTGTTGTGCTTCGATCTGTCGGCGCTGCTCTGCTAAGTCCTGTTGCGTACGCGTGAATTGCGCTTGCATGTTTTTTGCCAGCGGAACTAACGGCTGGTA